TGGAGTCTTCGTAAAGGATGAGTGACTCAATTAACCCACAACATTACCAAGATGGCGGTATCCAGACCATTGACTTTATCGAGGCTAAAGGACTCAATTTCCACCTTGGCAATGTCGTTAAATACATCTCTAGAGCAGGTAAAAAAGGCAATAAGTTAGAGGATCTACTCAAGGCTCAGTGGTACTTAAACCGTGAAATAGAGCGTATCTCTAAAGATTAAACCTTGATTAACTGGCCCCTAAAGACTACATGATCGTCATCCCATACCTGACATAGTTCTGGAGGCAATAAATGACCATCGACATAGGTTAGAACAGCAAAGCCTGACCTATGATTCTTTGGGTTGTCTTCAGAATATTCAAACTGGTTGCCATTAACGTCACATAAAGTACCTGTATCTACGCCGTATCTATCACCACGGTAATCAGACCAAGGCGTTACTTTAAGGGAATGTAAGTGCCCGGTTACGACGCTAATGCCAGCTTTCATCGTATTATTGTAAACAGCATGGATACCATTATGATAACGATGCTTAATCATTGTGGTGTCGTTGACCATAATGCTGGTTGAGAACTTCCAGCGTTGGAAATGGTCAGTTAGGTTCATGCCTTCAACGCCTCGCCAAGTATCCCCTACCTGAGCCGCTAAACGAGCGTTAAAGCGCATATCGTGGTTTCCCCATGTCCAGTTAAGGGAAGCGCCTTTTGCAGCCTTCTCGACCTCATTTAAGCGATCCTGACAGGCTTCTAGCTCCTGTTTTACAGTAGGCATAGATCCCCATCCTGAGACTGGATGACGAGAGATGCTAGCCCCATCGAATACATCGCCATTCATAACGACCATCTTTGGCTTTAAGTCTTTGATGATCTTTACGAATGCACGGTGAGCAGTGCTGATAATACCGGGCCAGTAATGACAGTCAGACCCTACAACGATAATGCCATTCTGTAACTCTACGTTTACCCTGACATTGTTCTCTGGATATGTAACCTTAAAGTCAGGGCTATTCTTTGCTACGCCTTTTAAGACAATTCCATGTGCTTCTTCAATTCGTCTTCGTCTTGAGTGAGCATTTCTGTCTGTAATACCTAATATTTTTGCTACTTCTGTTGCTGATCCGTGTTTATTCCACAAAGCAATAAATTCCTGCTCCGTGCAAGGTGTTTTTCGCATGATCCCCTCTAATTAGAAAAACGATGGAATTCTCCGCACCAGTCATCCCTAGCTGTAATGGGATAAGTGCAGTCATAGTCATCCTCGCCAATATTGATTACAGTAGGAGGATAACGTCTACAAAACCCAAGATCTTCCTTAGGCTCTATTTGAAAGAAGGAACAAGACTGACAAGCTGGCATACAGTCCGCAGGTAGTTTTTTAGGCATTAGGACTTGTTGCTTTTATACTCGGGTTCAGAAGGCAATAGTTCAAAGGAATCGACAGACCAAGTTCCATTCTTACCGTCTTCAAAGACTACTAGAATTGCATTACTTCTTCGTGTCCAACAAAACCGAACATAAGACTCAGTACCAAAAGCATAGCCATCATTCATTCCCCTAGAACCACAATACTGGTCTCTAGTGGTAATGACTGTCCAGCCACCAGCATTATTCTTGAAACCTGCTGCCTGTGATTCTTGCGCGAAACTATAACAAGTAATTAACGATAATACAACGGCAACAAGTTTTTTCATGCTAGCCTCCTAAATAAAGGGCTTTTTCATCGTTTCGCCTTTTTACAAGGCCCGGTAATACCTTTCCACCACCTTTTGTATACTTTAAGAACTCTTGAGCAGCACCCTCATAATCACCTCGATTATGTTTCTGTCGGAGCGTACTTCTCTGTAAAGCACCTAGTCCTACATTAAAGCTAAAGCTGACCAGCGCGTCCAACTGGCCTTGATTAGTAATAACAGGACAATACTTGGATACGCCTCGTATAAACCGAGCAAGATCGGTTTTAAGAATCTCATCGACTTCCTCTTTAGAGAAGATACGGAAATGCTCTATCTTTAACGGGAAATTCATCCGTTCAGCCATAGTCAACTTACCCTGCTCTGGGTACAGAACATGACCTACGCCAATAGTCCACAAAGCAGCAGGACAGCGGTAAGGTTTATTCCTTACTCCCTCATGCTTTTTAATCATTAGCAATGCTTTGTCGCTAATCATTTGCCAAATGCCCGACCACCAAAGTGGAAACTGATAATCGCAGCAAACAAAGCCTGAGTCTCGTCATCCCACAACTGAGCAGCCATATCGTTAAAGGAAACGCCTGATTCAAAGCCCTTATAAGCCAGAACCGCATCTAAAGCGCATAGGAGACCAAAGAAGCCATAAGTAATCACAGGACGTACCGAAGCCCTCAGATTCTTCATCCACTGGCTAGTGCCTTCACTGAGCTTCATATCGTGAGCATAAATAGCCTGTAGTTCAGCCTGTTGAGCGCTGATTAGAGCTACTTTCTCGTCAGATGCAGACTGTACCTTTATCTCGTCTAGCTTGACTTCCTCAATGCGTTGTTGAGCCGCATAGCCTTCTTTAGCCAGAGCTAACTCACGCTCAATCTGGACTTTAGCCAGTTCCAACTCATGTTTCTTATCTGACTTATCCTGAAAGAAGTCCAATACCTTGGGCAAACCACCCATTAGAAACGACATAAAAGTTGACAGTAATGTAAGCATCAATCCCCCAAAGTAAACATCCAAACAATACCAATTATTATCAGTATAGAAACTATGACACCTAGTGCTATAGCAAACATATCTTGTATAAATTGAACCTTCTTAGCTTTCTCTCGTTTAGCCGCCATTTCCAATGCTTTGAGATGCAGCTTATGGTCTACTTCTCTCTGCCGACGATCTGCTCTAAGTTTCTCTAATCGACCCATGAATTCGTCATACAGACCGGGTTCCTGAAACTGGTAGATAAACATCTCTTTAAGGTCTTTATAGAATTGCTTTAGCTGTCTCTCAGCAACCATCATCTCAATGACTACCTCAAAGTCATTGCGACTATCTTCTGCTGGTGGATTATCTTGGAGTTCTTTAGCGTGTGCTATGCCTTCTTCTGCCTTGCCAGCAGACGAAAAAAAACTGGTAAGCGCTCCTAATGACTCATGAGCAGACTTACCAGCCTCAGCACACTCTCTGATCTCGTCAAACGCTTCTTTAGCGACATCAAAAGCAGCCTTAGCCCCTTTGATGACCATCAGGGCTGTAGCGACTTCTATCATTTAGGCAATGTTCCGTTACCAGACATCCAGAACAATAGGCCCAATGCAGCAGCACCTACTATCCAGAATATCTTTTTAACAACTGAGCGACCAACTTCCTCGTAAATCTTCTTAAAAGCTACTTCTGCGGCACGTTCCGCTATAGCTTCAATCTGGTCATCAGAGAGAGGCATTTTTTCCATGATTAGGCCTTCATAATATAAGCAAGGGCGTAGTACGGAGGCAAATTAGCATTAGTGCCGCTAGATCCTTCTGTGCTATTTGAAACTGTAATACCAGTAGTGCTGCTATTTGTATTATTTACGCGAGAAGATCCACCACCAACATAGCTACCGGGCTCTCCTCCTGTATACCAACCACCAAGACCGTTAATGCTGTGAGTATGTCCTGAATCAGTAACAGTGGCGGTGTGCGTATGACTTACTACAATTGCATCTTTAGACCCACCAGATTGAGTAGCTGAACCAGTAACAGATGTTTTAGCAGCACCACCATCATCAGCATTAGCAGCAATAATGAACTTATTACGCAAGTCTGGTGTGCTATTACTTCCATTACAAAGATACCAACCACTAGGAATAGTAGCGACAGATCCAGACCACATGACAATAACGCCAGATGGAATAATGTCTCTAACAAACGCAGTCGTAGCAAACTTAGTGCTATCGTCAGATACGCTAGGAGTAGAACCAGTAGCAGTACCAGTAACAGTTAAATTACCACCTACGGTAAAGTTATCGCCATCAGTACCAGACTGCATATCCTTTAGTTGCGCCATAAGCTCACGGATAGCATTGTTAATGCCACTAGGAGCGCATCCTTCTGCGATATTGATACCACCTATATCAGTGTTATTAGCCGCTGTTGCGCTGTATTCGCTAACCTTGTTCTTTGCCATGATTATCTACCCATCAATAGGTTAATTTCTTCTTCAGTTACTGGCTGCTGTGGAGATATAAGACCACGAGTAGCTAATGCCCTAGCAGCAGATGTTCCTTGAGGATACAAACCACCTTTACGCATTGTATCTGCAAGATTTTCAATAGATTGTCTACGCATATTGGTAGCACCAATCCTTGATGTAGCAGTTCCAACAGCTAAAGGAATACCAATAGCAGGATTTGCAATAGTAGCCCCACCAGTAAATATGCCGCTTACTGGGCCTGTAGGTGCAAATCTTCCAAAGAATTTAAGTAGATTCTGAGTGCTAGATCCTTTAGCAGCAGCTCTAATTTCTTCTTGTTCAGCCGCAGTAAACAGACGCATTTTATTTTTATTTTTAGCTAAATTTCTAAGCTGTTGTGCCATAGAATTTTCAGCACCAGATTGAGTAAATT